TCTTAATACTACTGATAAAACCATCCCCCCGCCGATAAGTATTAAAACTAAGAATATTCCGATACCTTGCCAATCCATTTTTTTATATAGTATAGTAATATATAAACATGCGGCCTGTTACTTCGGTATTACTCGAGGCACTTTTGATCGGTATCATGTTACAGGTTTTAGTTATGGGTCTTACAAAATATGTATATAAAGGGGCGGGTGTACTTATAATATCAGGCGCACTCATACATATACTTTTTGAGTATTCGCCATTTGGTAATATTAATGAAAAATGGTGTAAAATGATATTTTAATTAAAATTCGTCTATTTCCATATCAACATTCATGTTTCTTAAAAGAGTCTGCCCTTTATTGGTAAGATCTTCTAAGGTATCATTCAGTTCTTTCAACTTATCATTAACATTCTCGTTATAATCATTCAAATAGTTTTTAAAAAAGGCTCGTGCATTACCAACATCGTGACCTGCATCTAATAAACACCCTAAAGTGTATCTGTGTAATCGAATACCAAGTTCATCTGCGCGTTCTTTTATAGCAGCTTTACGAACAATTTCGGTTATTCTCTGACGCGGTTTTGTTTTACTAATTAGTTTCCGTGTATCTGCAATTTGTTGTCGTACTTGTTTCAATTCATTTTCCTCATATTCTCTCTGTGCCCTTTCAAGTAATATCAAATCATTTTGGTACGCGATGTGATCTCTTTCCCAATTTCGTGTTCTACCCAATACAAAATCGCGGAGTTCATTTTCTTCATCTGGATGTGCTAAGAGATCACTATCATCTTCATCTTCGTTATCAAGGTGGCCCACAGGTGAATTCGCATCGGCGTCTCGTAAATTATCATCTTCATAGTATCTATACCTATTTCCCCTCTCTGTTCGTATAGGCATAAATGGAACCATACGTTCGTGGGTATTATCAGACATTACTTCTCTCAACATAAATCTTCTAGTATCATCGTCATCAGAATCAGATTCGGTTTCTTCGTAATTTGAATTCGATGGTACAATAATATCGTGAATCTGTTTTATTGAATTACACATCTCTAAATAATGACCCTCAGATACATTATCAGAATTCAAATCAATCAAACGCATTAAATTAGTAAGATGTTCCATTTTGATATTTTAAAATAAAAAATAAAAAAATCAACTTAGGTTTACTACGTCTAGATTTATTTCATAAAAAGAGTTTATAATACCCTGATTTACACGCATAAAAGAACATATAGTTTCCATTTCATTTTCAACGGAATCGAGACTACGTATAAATGTTTCTCTCTGCCCCTGTCTAAATTCGTTTGTATAACGTAAATATTCTCTAAAAAAATCATCTGAATTACCCGCGTATCCAAGTTCCTGTAATTCTTCTAAAGTTTCACATATGGGTAATTGTAAAGCGTAACAATAAGCATCAAGTGCTTCTTTCTTAACACTTTTAGTTAAACGATACCTTTTTTTACACGTTTTCAATCCATTTTTTATTACTTTTCTCTCACGGACCAGGACCATACAACGACTAATTATAGTATCTAAAGGGTTTTCTCTTAATCGGGGCGGTAAAATACGAACACGCCGGTTATTTCTAGAAATATCACGAAGTGTATTACAAATTTCTAAATAATCACCTTCAGGTATTTCATCCGAATGATTATCAACTAAACTCATGATTTTTTGGAGGGTAGATGTACTAGTAGTCATGGTATATATTAAAAGGTGTTATTTTTTATATGGAATTCATCTAAGTACGACTTGTAAAATTCAGTCTCATTCGACACGCACGGGTCGATACGTAAAAGTTTTTTGTAGGTATACACGTTCTTGATACCCAACTCTTTACATCGAGATGCGATAGCATAGTTTCGAATCGTTTGGGTCACATTTCTTCGTTTCGTGACACCCACGCGTTTTGACATTTTCTTAGGGTTTTCGCAATTCTTTTGTTGCAACTTAAAAAGATCAAATTCGTCTTTAAGAAAAAGAAACTGTTCTTTCCAATGATCTCTTTCTTTATATGTTTGAACTAGGTGCTTGTTCATTGCATAGAGTTCTGGGTACTTTTCTCGTGTTGTTCCCATACTTCAAAAGTACTAAAGCTTCAATTACTTCGCCTATATCTTTGTGCTTCAAGCAAAATCCGTTCTTACCAGCTCTACAATAACAGTTCTGGTAGGGACAGTTTGGTCGCATTTATTTTTTTTAATTTTTATGTATATTTTTTAAACTTAGGTTTCCGATTCACTTACAATTTCACCTTCTTCGATCTCTGTATCCGATTCAGACAGCATTTCACTTTCATCATCACTTTCATCATCACTTTCATTTTGTACATCGTCAATATTATCGGGAAGAATGTCATAAAGTTTGTCCCAATTTACATGGCTCTTAATTTCATAATCATCAATAAAGTCCTCCATCGAAATTTTATCGGAAATACCCCAATCTTCTTGAAATAACCATCTCCAATAACCGATATCTTTGTATTCAATTTTAGAAGGGAAAAGTTCAATTGTATAATTTTCACCTTCTCTATATTTATTTCTATACAGACTTTCAATAGTTTCTTCCACGTAAATATCGTACATATGTTCTAAAACACCTACCGGTGACTCACAAACATTCATTTTAGGTTCAAAACAAAACGTAATGAAATGAGCTTGTCCATAAGTCGTTTCAATTTTTTTCTTAGAAACTCCCATGTAAGCGATATAATTTTTATTACTATCCGGAATAAGGTGTTCGGGGTATCCGAATTCTGCGCGTAAGGCATAAACGTCGCAGCTTTTATTATTCAAATTACTACATAAATCATTAAGGTGAGAAAGTCTAACGAGCGAAGTACAGTTTTTTAAAAGTTCGTGTGTAAGGTTATTAGTCATTTTATATCATTAAAAGGTCTATATTTTTTAAGTATGATTAAACTTCCATCTTTCTTCGTGGTAACGTTTCCAAAAGACATTCCCAATCTACATTTTCAGGTATTTTGTTTTTTATGTAAAACTTTTCACCGGATTCAATATCTTCAAAATACCTTTTCATATATTTAGTCCACATACGTCTTTCCGATCTGATAACATAAGGTACAATTATAATTTCCTTATAATCTACCACTGTTCCAACTTTAGGAGATAATTTATCCACAAGCATATTTAGAAAAGGTAACGTAATTTCTTCACATCCCTTGTTTTCGTGATAAAATTGAACCATTCGAATATCTTTTCTATCACCCACTTTACTCAAACAAATATAACCGAGATACTTATTATCACCAAGTTCAGCCGGAAAATCATCTTTGGGTTTAAGTGCAAAAACCTCAACATCAATAGGCTCGATAAACCCCAAAGCACTAGACATGACATCATTCATATCTTTAAGCTCAACAATCTCAGTATGCTTTTTTAATAAATTAAAAAATAAGGACATTTTTTGTTTTTTGTTTGTTTTTTGATTTTTATATTTCATCTAACTCACTTAGGTCTTCATCGTTCATTAATAATTCTTCAGCAACTATCTGATAAAAAGCCATTTTATATGCCAAGAATCCAAAAAGTGTTGCACCCATATTAAAATCAAAAGGTAAATTCATTGAATTCCACGTGGATTCAGACAATGCTAAAAATGTAGGCACTAACAATCTTTTATTTAAACCCTGTATTTTTTCAATATTATCGACATACGTTGAAAGTGAATCTACATAAATATACGATGCTATTGTACCAATACTCGCAGATATACCGTCGACGGGTGTATGAAAAATAAAATGATACGTCGAAACCGCCGCACCGTACCGTAAGGTTGTTTTTTTAATTTTACTTTTTATTTGTTCATATTCTGCTATACCTTCTTTTCTTCTAGTGGGGCACGAAATTCTAAGTGTTTTATTACCAGGGTTTATTATGCTTAACATTTATTAATATACATTACAATTTATTCATTAAGTATCTATACTATAATATTATCGAAATTTATATTTTCGTCACCGAAATATTTTTTTTTAAATTCTCTTTCTTTTTCGAGAAACTCTTCACATCTGATTATCGATTCGTTTATACGATCCTGTATATCGTTTAATTTCTTATCGTATAAAAACGGATCCTTATTTTTTGATAAATGTCTCCATTTATCACCGAAAATTGTTGTATATTTCAAATTACGTCTTTCGTATGCCAATTCGTTTAACATTGTTCTGTATAAAACCAATGAATACGAATCATACTCTTCACGGTTAAAATCTTTGTGACAAAACTCTTCATAAGCCATTGTTTTCATACGATTATACAGTTGGTTCTCCCCATTTATCCCTCCATTTCCTAACCAACGTTTGGAGTCTTTCTTCTGCGAATCGTGTATTTCTTCCCCCTTTTCGTGGGGCTCCTGGACACACGAGATTTTCGTGTTCGTATTTTTGGGATTTTTCCCATATAATCCTTTGAACGTCTTCACAGAGTTCATTTGTCGCTTGACAGAAAGCGAGTTTGTAGTCGTAAGTGTGTAAGTGCATGTAGTCCATATCATTTATATGTTAAAATTGTTAATTCTTTATTTATATTTAAAAAACTTAGGTCTATAATCTCTAAATGTTTTGTCATGCTTGGAATATTCTAAAATAATAACTTCACCCACGTCATTTTTTGATATAATCTTATCCTTTGAAAAATCTGGTGATAACATCATATCCGTATATACGTTTTCTTTAATATTAATATTAGGGTAAAGCGATGTATACGACTCTGTAGTGTTTAGTTTTTTTGAGTTCGAACCCAACAAGCGAGATATGCTTGAATAGAATGAAAACATGCTATTATTTACATTTATTTTTTTATATTGTAAATACAAGATGGTTTCACTCCAGGAGTTACCCAAAAAAGTACAGTACATAATAATTGATTCAAAATATGTAAATGGTTCAAACAATACATTTTCGATCGATTTAACACTCGAATCAAATTTACATTTGGAAGAAATGTCACAGGTATGCGGTCTAAAACCAGTTGATTTTTATATCACACAAATTGGTCAGGATAACCCAAACAGTGATACGTATGTGAGTAGTGTTGCAAAATACGTCGATATCGTATGCGAAGATATACCAAAAAGAGCACAAATACTCGATGAAAGACACGGGCAAATTTTAGCACGGGTACCATTAGAAAGACATTATAATCACGGTGCACATACAATCATAAGAGATAAACAATGGAAGGGGTTCCAAAGACAAACAAATTTATTTAATCCCATGTCTATACAAAAACTAAATTTTAAATTATACGAGTATCAGGAAGATACAGATTACGTTACTTTACAACCCGATGCAGAATGGTACCTAGTCCTTGAAGTAACAACTATAGATGTAAAAGAGAAACCGGTAAATAGAGAAGTTCAAATTCTAGAGGCGTTGCATAAACTTATCGGGAAGATAGATGAACTCAACATAAATGTTGAGAAACTTCCAGATAAGAATGATATAGAGAAAATGGAAAAGGAAAAAAGAAAAAAGATTCCGCTAATATACCTTTTTATATTTTTAATGTTTATTGGTGGTGGTTATTATTTACTAAATCGTAAAGTTTCGCAACCGGTACCTATGCAGATGCAGCCGACTTTTTAGTTGACGCTTTCTTTGGTGTAGCGGCTTTCTTAGCTGGAGTTTTCTTTGGTGCAGCCGCTTTCTTAGCTGGTGCTGGTGCTGGTGCTGGAGCTGGTGCTTTCTTAACTGGTGCTGGAGCTGGAGCTGGAGCTGGAGCTGGTACTGGTACTGGTACTGGGGCTGGAGCTGGTGCTGGCGCCTTGATAATATCGGCAATTTGTTTAATTATACCGTATATTTCAGATTTGTGAATTTTTGGTCTTTGAAGAGCATGTTCAATTTGTTCTCTGACAGAGTCCATCGCGTAATATATATAAAAGAAATATTATCTTTATACTAAATGTTATTCATAGGTCCAACTCTCCTGAGCGGAATAGGTCAACATTGTAAAAAATACATGGACATTTTTCCACCAGTTGGTTATACTAAATACATTGAAATACACGAAGAAATACCAGAGTCTGATAGTGCATTTATATTCGCACTTCCCGTAAAGTATTGGTTAGATAGAATACCCGAAATTAAAAGGAAGATAAAACATGTTACGTGTATGACAGTGTGCGAAACAGAGACTGTACATAAAGATTATGGTAAACTTTTTGATTTATTTGATAAAATTGCAGTACCAAGTGAATACTGTAAACAAATTTTAAAAAGACAGTTCCCTGATAAACATTTTTTTGTAATACACGCACATATACCCGATAAACGACCGTATACATTTTATCACATAGGTAATGTACACGATCCCCGAAAAAACTTTAACAAAATATTAGAATGTTTCGTACGATTAAATAAACCCGATACACGATTGATTGTTAAAGCAACGTGTAAATACCCAGTAAACATAAACATACCAAATGTAACAGTTATAAATAACCTCATATCAGACGAAGCTATGGAAGATATACACAGTAAATCAGATTGTTACATAAGCTTTTCTTCATCGGAAGGTGTTGGTATGGGCGCAGTAGAAGCTGCAATACGAGATAAACCCGTTATAATAACAGATTACGGGGGTGCAAAAGAGTATATAAACACACCGTATACAATTGAATGTGATTTACAAAAAATACCAAGGGATGATTTTTTATACGAAGCAGGTATGCAATGGGGAAAGCCCAATGTAGACCAGCTCATGGAATTTATGAATGATGCATATAATAAAAAATTAAGATACATGGATCATTCCAAAACTCGAAATCTTACATGTAAAGAAAATATTTTACAAGAATTCGTCGTTAATGTAATTCGTGATAAAAATGATAAGTCCGGTCAAAATAGCTCCGGAAGTAAGTGACCCCTTTTGAGCGATTAACATGGCAACAATTTCATCAACGAATCCAATATTTGTTGGTTTTTTAAAAAGTTCGGGAATAATTTGAGATATAGCGAGGTAAAGCGCCATAGATATTATAACGGGTCTGAGTGTTTCCTGATCTAACATTTCTATTATAACAATATATTTATTTTTTACTAATATTATAATGTTTTTTACAATATATTCCACATGTTGATTTAAAAGAACACTTTTTACCACTTATGGTTATAGCCTGGCATGTATTATCTTTGTGTCTATTTACTACATGTTTATCTGGAACAGTATCTAAAAAAATTATTTTACTTCTCTCTCTTTTATCATCGTACTTTTTTCGAGATTCTCTGAGCTTATGAATACTTCTCGCAAATAGTTCACATTTGTCCTTTTGGTTTTTATATAAACCCCTAGCAATATCTAAATCCTTTTTGTCATACAACGTGTTCATTCTGACTTTGGTTTTGATTCCTAATATGTTTTATATATTTGACGACTGAGGTTATAAAAATACATATAATTATACCATTACATATAACATAATACCAAATATATTCATAAAGACCTAAAAATGTTGTTAATAACATAG